TACTTGTCAGAAGATTATATGTTCTGTCAGTGGATGCGTAAAGTTGGTGTTAAGACTTGGATGTGTCCTTGGATGAAACTTCTCCACACAGGTTCATATACTTTCGGTGGTAGTCTGAGTGACCTTGCGGCACTTGGTGCTACTGCAACTGCTGACCCCGATGAAATTAAACTGATGAAGAAATAATATGAGCAAATTCAAATTTGATGAAGATAAAATTTTGAAAGAAGTGTATGACTATATCGCTTCAACATATGATGGTCATTACTCCTTCAATAAGTTCCAGTCTACAGAGTTTATTATCGACAGTGGACATGGAGAAGGTTTCTGTATGGGTAATATTATCAAGTATTGCCAGAGGTATGGAAAGAAAGAAGGTAAGAACAGAAAAGACTTGCTAAAAGTCGTTCACTATGCTATAATGGCACTTTATATTGATTCAATTGAAAACAGAACTGAGGTAGATAATGATGAGAATCAGTGACAAGACTTTTGATGTGTTGAAGAACTTTTCAACAATCAATCCCTCTCTTGCATTCAAGCAAGGGAATACACTCCGCACAGTGAGTGAACAAAAGAACATCCTCGCTCAAGCAGTGGTGGATGAGACATTCCCACAAGACTTTGCTATCTATGAACTGAACCAGTTCCTTGGACTTGCAAGTCTCTTTGATAATGCTGACTTTGCATTCGGTGAAATGGATGTAACGATTAGAGATGAAAACAATAAGTCTCGTTCTCGTTATACTTATACAGACCCTTCTATGGTAACATCACCACCAGAGAAGAATATTGATATGCCTGACCCTGAGATTTCATTTACCATCACTGTTGATGATTTGAAATCAGTTGTATCAGCCGCCAATCAACTGGGTCTTCCTAATGTAGTGGTTCGTGGCGGCACAATGGGTATCTCTCTTGTTGCAACCGACACCAAGAATCCAACATCCAATGAATACAGTCGTGATGTTGCTCCAAGCAACGGTGCAATGTTTGATATGGTATTCAAAACTGAAAACCTTAAACTAATCCCAGGCGATTATGATGTGAAGATTTCCAAGGCTGGTATCTCTCACTTCAAAAATACTTCACAACAGATTGAGTATTGGATTGCCACAGAAACAAATTCGGAGTATAATAATGATTAGCGTAGACCCAGCACTTCTTCAAAGCATGATTCAAATTATTGATACTGGAGCCCAGCGTGGTTCTTTTAAGGGGCCAGAACTAGCGGCGGTTGGTAGTGTAAGACAAGTTATTGCTGAACACCTAGCACAGTTCCAACAGCAAGCGCAAGCCCCCACAACTGAACAGGAACAGGAAACGAAAAAAGAAAGCAAGAAGTAGTTTCCAACAATTATATTATGGTGAATTATGCGTGAACAATTTTTATGGGTAGAAAAGTATCGACCAAGTATGGTTAAGGATACTGTTCTGCCACCCTCACTGAAAGAAACCTTTCAGACTTTCGTAGATAATAAAAACATTCCAAACCTTCTTCTAACTGGTTCTGCTGGTGTAGGTAAGACTACTATTGCTAGAGCCATGTTAGAAGAGTTGGACTGTGATTACATTTTAATCAATGGCTCCGATGAAGGTCGTTCTATTGATGTTCTAAGAAATGAACTGAGAAACTTTGCATCATCAGTATCACTTGCTGGTGGTCGAAAGTATGTTATCTTAGATGAAGCAGACTATCTAAATCCAAACTCTGTGCAACCAGCACTGAGAAACTTTATGGAAGAATACAGTGCCAACTGTGGATTCATTCTGACTTGTAACTTTGTTAATAAGATTATTGCACCATTACAAAGTCGTTGTTCTGTTGTAGATTTCAAAATTAGCAATGCTGACAAACCTCAAATGGCTAAAGAGTTTTTTGGTATGGTGCAGAAGATTCTTCTACTAGAACAGGTGGAGTATGAGCAAAAGGTTGTTGCTGAAGTAATCAAGAAACACTTTCCAGATAATAGGAGAATCTTAAATGAACTACAGAGATATTCTGCTACTGGTTTTATTGACTCTGGTATTTTATCTAATCTTTCAGATACAAATATTAAAACTCTTATTGATGCAATAAAGAACAAAGAGTTTAGTGCTGTTCGTAAATGGGTAGCACAGAATGTCGATGGTGATGTAGCGCCACTTTTTCGTAAAATTTATGATGGAATGAATGAATACATTCAGCCTCAGAGCATACCACAGACTGTAGTTACACTCGCCGACTACCAATATAAGTCTGCTTTTGTTGCTGACCAAGAGATTAACTTTATGGCGTGTCTGACAGAACTAATGGTGGAAGTAGAATGGAAACAATAATCAATCAAATGAATGAAGAAAAAGAGGCCAAGGCTCTTGAAGAAATGCAGAAGTGGAAAGAAGAGAATGTCATTGAATATGTGGAAAACAATGACACTGTTCCATATCAATGGTATTCTTGGGGCCCACCACTATGTCAATTTCAAATCACTGATGAAGAACTTGATATTGTAAAGAAACAAATCGAGAAAGATGAAGATGGAACAAATTATGCTCATCAGTTAGCAGGTGCAGTAGAAACACAAACTGGATTTAGTGATTTAACGAGATATAATATTTTCAATACAATTGCAAGATATTTCTATGCGTATACTAGACACGCATTTTTGAATCATTCGGTTATGGCTGAAACTGAAGAATTTAATGTGAATCACATATGTCAATCGTTAGAGTGTAGTACTATGTGGGTAAATCATATGGTTGCTGGTGATTATAATCCTCTGCACACTCATGATGACCAAATGTCGTTTGTTCTTTATACAGAAGTGCCTGAAGGACTTGACGCTGAGATAGAAAACAGTTATAATGAAAGCACTAGAAGAGTAGCACCTGGCGCAATTGAGTTTAGATATGGAACATCAAACATTCATCCATTGTCCTGTATTATCAAAAGGTCATTTCCCCCAAAGACGGGCGAATTGTTTATCTTTCCAAACTATCTGGAGCATCAAGTGTATCCATTTAAGAGTGAAGGAGTAAGAACTTCAATATCAGGAAATCTAAGATATAATAGAGTTTACGAATGAATCCATTTGATTATATTAATGCTATCAATACTAGTAAGAAGAATCTCATGCGAGGTTCAGATAATGACACTCTCGCTGAGAAGTCATATTCTTCTTACATGACTAATCGTGCATTGTCTTATCATTTAGATACAATTGGTGTTGCGAATGAGATGAATAAGCGTTGGGAAACAGACAATCTCCTTCAGTTCGAGTATTTACTAAATACTGTTAGACCCAAAAAGAGGTTTGCAAAATGGGTGAAGAAAGATGATGAAGGCGATTTGTCTGTTGTGAAAGAATACTATGGTTACAACGATTCTAAAGCATTACAGGCCCTTTCTATCCTTTCTTCAGAACAATTAATAAAGATAAGAAAAACACTGGAAAAAGGTGGGAGTAATGACGGTTGATATTAGTAATCTCGTAGAGGTGACATTAAAAGAGGATGATGATTTTCTAAAGATTAGAGAAACACTAACTCGTATTGGTGTTGCATCTCGTAAAGATAAGACAATCTATCAGTCTTGTCACATTCTACACAAACAAGGTAAGTATTATATTGTACACTTCAAAGAGTTATTTGCGCTTGATGGAAAGCCAAGTAACTTTACTGATGACGATAAAGCACGGCGAAATACCATTGCTAACTTACTTGCTGAGTGGGGATTGATTGGACTAGCAGATGAAAGTAAATCATCTGAACCAGTAGCACCATTATCACAAATTAAGGTGCTACCATATAAAGAAAAAGACGAATGGATTTTGACTGCTAAATATAATATTGGAAAGAAAAGATAGTATGGAAAAAAGATTGATATACTCTAACTTTCGTGGTGTAGAGGACTTTATGAATGCATTTGGACAGGAAGTAAAAACTGAGCCAGAATTTCCAAACGAAGAAACACAAAAATTAAGAGTAGAACTCATCGAAGAAGAACTTGGTGAGTTGAAAGAAGCAATCGAAGCAAAGAACCTTGTAGCGATTGCTGATGCTCTTACCGATATACTCTATGTTACTTACGGCGCAGGTCATGCATTTGGTATCGACTTAGACAGATGCTTTGCTGAAGTGCAACGAAGTAATATGAGTAAACTTGGTGCAGATGGGAAGCCAATCTATCGTGAAGATGGTAAGGTGCTGAAGGGGCCTAACTATCGTGAGCCGAATCTGTACGAAGTTATGTACTCTACATATCTTGATGCAAGAGCAAAAAAGATTGCAGAGAACAAGCCTGATGGGCTATAAATAAACCGTATGGCGCCATAATGGGCCATCTATAAAACAATCTTGCTTAATAGGAGATTAGCAAATGACACATTTAACTACTTTCGATATTAATCGACTCACCCCTTATGCAGTTGGCTTTGACCGTGTATTCGACAATTTGTGGAAATATGCGGAGCATCAATCACAGTCAACAGGTTTCCCACCCTACAACATTCGCAAGGAATCGGAGACTGAGTTCTTCATTGACTTGGCGGTTGCAGGCCTCTCAAAAGAGGACTTAGAAGTGGAGCATAAGCAAGGTGAAATCACAGTTCGCTCAACCTATGAAAATATCAGTGATAGTGCTGAACTAATTCATAGAGGGATTTCCTTCAAAAAGTTTAATCGTAAGTTTACACTTGCAGATGACATTGAAGTAAAGAGTGCTGAACTGAAAAACGGAATGCTTACAATCGAACTTGAGCGTATCATTCCAGAAGAGAAGAAGCCTAAGTTAATTGAAATCAAATAAGGACAGGGGGCTTCGGCCCCCTTCCACATGAGGATGATATGCTGACATATTATAATGATGATGATGGTATTGCAGTCATTGACGATTTAATGCCAGTTGAGGAAGCAGAAAGATTCAATCATATTTTCTTTGAAGATAAGAGTTGGATTGCTGGTTGGAATAGAGGACTATCAGATAAGAATGTTGATAAGTGGAACTGGCATCGCTCTGTAGGGAATGATGTTCAAAACCTTTATACAGAATCAGTAGACTTGAGTATTTTACCAGATGAAATTTCAAATCTCTGGTATTATGTCGAAGAAGCAATCACAGAACATTTCAGCGTGAAACATTATATGACACGCTATTATTCAAATTCACACACATATGGAGTGGATGGAAGCATACATACTGATGACGGTGATGTAACGGCTCTCTATTATCCTTGTATGGATTGGGATGCTGAATGGGAAGGTGGAACTTCTTTTTACAACAAAGAGAAAGATGACTGTATTCATTATTCGTCATACAAGTTTAACAGACTTATTCTGTTCAAAGCAAAGATACCACATAGGGCTATGCCTGTGACAAGAGAATGTTATCAGTTAAGAACCTCTGTGGTGTTCAAAACTAAAATGGATATTAATGACCCCACATATGCAGAGTGGTATAGGAGAAGAAATGGCTGAACAAAATTGGGAAAAGTGTCTAGAAACTATCCTTCATCATGAAGGTGGTTATGTAAACCATCCAAAAGACCCTGGCGGTGAAACCAATCTTGGTGTTACTAAAAGAGTTTATGAAGAATGGGGTGGCACTAAAGATATGAAAGACTTGACAGTAGAAGATGTCGAGCCTATCTACAAGAAGAACTATTGGGATAGAGTAAAGGGCGATGACTTGCCTGCTGGACTAGACCTTTGTGTTTTCGATTTCGGTGTTAATGCTGGAACAGGTAGAGCGGCAAAGTTTCTACAAGGACTAGTTGGTGCTGGACAAGATGGTGCAATCGGCCCAGGCACACTAGGTAAACTTGCTGAGTATCTTGAAAGCCATACTGTTGAAGAGGCAATTGGTGAGTATCAACACAAGAGACAAGGTTACTATGAAAGTTTGTCTACCTTTGGTACATTTGGTAGAGGTTGGACACGGCGTGTAACTGAAACTACTGAACTTGCACTTGAGATGATGGATTAACTTTTGTAATATTTGTGCAAAAAAAGTCTAGTTTATACATACGAGCATATACACCTATAACTAAGGAGTAGGTAATGGACAAGGCTCGTAAACTTTTCAAAAAGGTAAAGAAAATGGAACTAGGCAATCCTGTCATCACGACACTTATTGGACTTGTAATATTCTATGTCGGACTCAAAACATTCTCAGGCGGTATGAAGTCGATGGGAAATATGGAGCATCTATCATGGTTTATTGCAAGTCCTTTTTATATGTTCATTGGTGGTATTGTTATGACACTCTTATGGCAATCATCATCACTTTCAACAACAGCAATCATAGCATTAGTAGCATCGGGCGCAGTTCCTCTTCCCGCCGCTATAGCCGCTGTATTAGGAGCAAATATAGGAACGACTGGCACCATATGGTTAGCCGGTCTTTTAGTATCTGATGGTATGCCCAAGGGCGATACATTACGAATAGCGATGGCGCACACTGGAATGAATCTGCTCATGGCATTATCAATGCTTCCATTTGTTCATCATATAGCAAGATTTTTATCAAAGTTTACTTGACATACTTGACGACCTGTGATATATTTACATCATGCGATTCTATACAAACACATACACAAGAGGTAATCTTGTCTACATTCGTGGATACGACAATGGTATTCGGTTTGTGGACAAGATACCATACTCCCCAACATTCTATCTTGCAAGCAAGCGAGACAGTGATTGGAAGACTGTCAATGGCACGCCCGTTGAACCAGTTGTCCAAGGCTCTATTCGTGAAGCGAGAGATTTTGTCAAGCGATATGCTGATGTCGATGGGTTTACCGTCTATGGTTCAAACCTGTATGAGTATGCTTGTCTGAATGAGCAGTATGGTAACGATTACGATATCGAACACATTCGTGTTGCTAACATTGACATTGAGGTTGGTTCTGAGGAAGGGTTTCCAGAGCCGTCTGATGCTAAACAACCTATCACTGCTATCACTGTGAAGATGAATGGTAAGGTGTTCGTGCTTGGTGTTGGCGAGTATCACAATACCAGAGATGATGTTCGCTATCTCAACTGTCAGACTGAAGACAGATTGATTATGAAGTTCCTTGACTTGTGGGAAAAACTTGATGCTGATATCGTCACTGGTTGGAATGTTCGCTTCTTTGATATTCCCTACCTTGTCAATCGTATCACTCGTCTGTTTGATGAGAAGATGGCTCAAAGAATGTCTCCACATCGTAGTCTGAACTATCGACAGATACAACAATGGAACAGACAACAAGAGTGCTATGAACTCGCTGGTGTCTCTATCCTCGACTATCTTGAACTCTATCGTAAGTTCACATACTCACAACAAGAATCCTATCGACTTGACCATATCGCTCATGTGGAGATTGGTGAGAAGAAACTCGACTACTCTGAGGTTGGAACACTGCATGAGTTGTATCGAACTGACTATCAGAAGTTCATTGACTATAACATCAAGGATGTGGAACTTGTCGAGCGTATTGATGACAAGATGAAACTGATTGAGATGGCTCTCGCTATCGCATATGATGCAAAGGTGAACTACAACGATGTGTTTACACAGGTGCGTCTGTGGGATGTTCTCATTCACAACTATCTTCTAAAGAAGAAGATGGTGATACCACCAAAGAAGTCTAGCATCAAGACGCAAGCGTATGCTGGTGCTTATGTCAAAGACCCGCAAGTAGGTCAACACAAATGGGTGGTGTCGTTTGACTTGAACTCGCTGTATCCACACCTGATTATGCAATACAATATCTCGCCTGACACTTTCGTTGAGGGTAAGTTTGCTCAAACATCTGTTGACAAACTGATTGCTGGTGAGACACCAGAGTGTCCAAAAGACATAATTTTGACTGCAAATGGACACTATTATAACCGAACCTTTCAAGGCTTCCTTCCTGAGATGATGCAGACAATGTATGATGAGCGTTCTCTATATAAGAAACAGATGATTGAAGCGGAGAAAGAACTTCAGAAATCTAAATCGAATGAACTGGTGAAGAAGATATCCAAGTATAAGAACTTGCAAATGGCCAAGAAAGTTCAGTTGAACTCTGCTTATGGTGCGCTTGGTAATCAATACTTTCGGTTCTTTGATGTACGACAAGCGGAATCTATCACACTGTCTGGTCAGTTGTCTATTCGGTGGATTGAGAAACGCTTGAATGAATACCTAAACAAACTGTTAGAAACTGATGGAGAAGATTATGTCATTGCTTCCGATACGGACTCAGTATACATTACTTTTGACAAACTTGTTGATAAGGTGTTTGAAAAAGGAGAGGGATTGGAGAAAAGTCAAAGTGAGGTATCAGCCGAACGAGTGGTATCTTTCCTTGACAGAGTGGCGACAGAAAAGATTGAACCGTTTATTGATAGTGCTTACGAGGACCTTGCTAAAACTATGAATGCTTATGAGCAGAAGATGTTCATGAAGCGAGAGGTGATTGCTGACAAGGGTATATGGACTGCTAAGAAGCGGTATATGCTGAATGTTCACGATAGTGAGGGTGTTCGTTTCTCCACACCTAAACTAAAGATGATGGGTATCGAAACTGTCAAGTCTTCAACGCCTGCGTCTTGTCGTGACGCTCTGAAGGAAGCGATTGAGATTACTCTGAACAAGGATGAAGAGACTGTTCAGAAGTTCATTGCTGACTTCAAAGAACAGTTCAAGTCTCTACCGTTTGAAGACATTGCTTTCCCTCGCACACTGTCTGATTTGAATAAATATGATAGTAGGGATAAAGACAACCTCGTTCTAGCAAAAGGAACACCTATCCATGTAAGAGGTGGACTGCTATACAATCATCTCATTCGTCAGAACGGACTGGAGAAGAAGTATCCGACTATCAAAGATGGCGAGAAGATTAAGTTCTGTTATCTCAAAGAGCCGAATGGCACTGGACAGAATGTCATCTCAATCATCAACAATCTCCCACCTGAGTTTGGACTTGAAAAGTTCATCGACTATGAACTACAGTTCGCTAAAGCGTTCACTGAGCCTTTGAAGGTTATCCTTGATGTCATTGGATGGAAGACTGAGAAAGTGATGACGCTAGAAGATTTCTGGAAATAAGGAAGGAATAAAAAATGTCTGATTTCGATTTCGGTTTCACAGCCGTCACAGAAGAAGAACTTGCTGTCGTTCAGCAAGCAAAAGAAACTGTCGCATCGACCACGGAAGGACTTGACAAAGTGCAAGAAAAATGCGATACTCTCTACAACATGATTAAACCATTGCTAAACAACCTAGCCGCAAATCCTGATAAGGATTATATCTACTGGCCAGGTGCTACACGCATGGCGAAGATTGAAGAATTTAGTGATAAACTTGATGGAGTATATAACGGATGAGTTTCCTTAATAATGTAATCGCTGGTATTGATAACACTCATGTAGCCAGCAGTGGTGAGAATAGTTCAGAGTTTTCTGGAACTATTGATACAGGTTCATACATTCTCAATGCGGCTATGTCTGGTAGTCTGTATGGTGGTGTGCCCAATAATAAGATAGTAGCATTCGCTGGTGAATCCGCAACAGGGAAGACCTTTTTCGTTCTAGGTGTTATCAAACAGTTTCTTGATGATAATCCTGATGGTGGTGTTATCTACTTTGATACAGAAGCCGCTGTTACTAAGAACATGATGACCACAAGAGGCATTGATGTAGATAGAGTTGTCATCAGTGAGCCACAATCTATCGAAGAGTTTCGTACCAATGCTGTTCGTATGCTCGATTCATACAATGATAGCAGTGAACAGCCGCCTATGATGATGGTGCTTGATTCACTTGGTATGCTGTCATCAATTAAAGAACTGGAAGATACTGCTTCTGGTAAACAAGCA